ATGGCGGAGATGGCCGGGGCGGAGCTTTCCGACGACAGTGAGGGTGGGCCGAAGGCAGGCGATACGGATGTGCGCCTGCGCAAGGCGCGCGCCGAAAGCTGGACCAAGGACAAACGCGCCGCTTTCCTGGCGCATCTGGCGGAAACCGCCAATGTGACGGGCGCGTTGCGCGTCGTCGGCATGGGTTCGACCGGGCTGTATAAGCTGCGCCAGCGGGATGCCGGTTTCCGGGCCGCCTGGGACCAGGCGCTGGCCGAAGGCTATCAGCGTCTGGAACTGGTGGCGCTGGAACGGGCGCTGGGCGGAACCCGGACGCCGATCATCCATGGCGGCAAGCAGACTGGCGAGGCGATGATGCCCGACAACAAGATGGTGATGTTCCTGTTGCAGATGCATCGCCAGTCCGTGAAGGGCGCGCGCGATCTGGCGGTGGGCGACCCCGAAATCGTCTGTGCCGAACTGGAGGCGAAGCTGACGCTGATGCACAAGCGGCTGACGGACGGGCAGTGAAGCCTGCTCCGCTGGCTGAGCTTTCGCAGGCCGAACGGCTGGCCTTTCAGGATGATGCCACCCGCGCGATGATCTGGGCGGGGATGACGTTGGAGCAGAAACTGAGCCTGGTCTGGTCGTGGGACTTCTGGGCGCGGCCGAGCCAGCGCGCACCGGCCGGGACGTGGCGGACCTGGCTGATCCAGGCTGGGCGGGGTTTCGGCAAGACGCGGGCGGGCGCCGAATGGGTGCGCCGCGAAGCCGAGCGCAAGGGAGCAAAGCGGATCGCGCTGGTGGGCGCGACGATGGCCGAGGCGCGCGCGGTGATGGTGGAGGGGCCGAGCGGGCTGTTGGCGATCGCGCCGCCCGACAAACGGCCATTGTGGGAGCCTTCGCTGAAGCGGCTGCGATGGCCGGGGGGCGCGGTGGCGCAGCTTTATTCGGCGGCGGAGCCGGAGAGCCTGCGCGGCGGTGAGCATCATATCGCCTGGGCCGACGAGATCGCGAAATGGGCCGATGGCGTGGCGGCGTGGGACAATCTGACCATGGGGCTGCGCGCCGGCGATCGGCCGCGCGTGGTGGCGACCACCACGCCGCGCCCCGTGGCCCTGATCCGCCGGCTGCTGGCCGAGGACGGGACCGTGGTGACGCGCGGGCGGACAACCGACAACAGCGCGCATCTGGCCGCGGACTTCATCGCGGCGATGACGGCCGCGCATGGTGGGACGCGGATCGGCCGGCAGGAGCTGGACGGCGAACTGATCGAGGAAGCGGCGGGGGCACTTTGGCGGCGCGAGTTGATCGAGGTGCGGCGCGTGCGGACGCGGCCGGGCCTGGTGCGGATCGTGATCGGGGTCGATCCGCCGGCGGGCATTGGCGGCGATGCATGCGGTATCGTCGTGGTTGGCGAGGGGGTGGACGAGCATGGCTATGTGCTGGCCGACTGCAGCGTCGAGGGCGCCGGCCCCGACGGCTGGGCGCGCGCCGTGGCGGCGGCGGCGGCCGACCATGGCGCTGACAAGGTGATCGCCGAGGCGAATAATGGTGGCGCGATGGTGGAGGCGGTGTTGCGCGCCGCCTGTGCCGAACTGCCGGTACGGCTTGTGCATGCATCGCACGGCAAGGCCGCGCGCGCCGAGCCCGTGGCGATGCTGTACGAGCAGGGGCGGGTTTTCCATGTTGGCGGGTTCCCCGCGCTGGAGGATGAGATGGCGGGGCTGATCGCCGGGGGTGGCTATCAGGGGCCGGGGCGCTCACCCGACCGCGCCGACGCGCTGGTGTGGGCGCTGACCGAACTGATGCTGCGGCGGGAGGCGCGGCCTTCGGTGCGGAGCCTGTAGGCGAAGCGGCGGAGGGGCGGGTTTCGGGCTGCCAACGCCCTGACGCCGCCGGCATTCGCGTGGGGTCTGCAGCCGGCGGCGCGATCGGCCGGGTTTCGACCGGCACGACGGGAGTTGCCCAGCATATGGCTGCGGTTCGACTGGGCCCGATGCGGCCATATGCCTGAGCACTGACAAGTAAGACGCGCGGTGGGCACGACACCTCATCCGCGCGCGCGATTATCTTTGGATGGAGGCAATCCATGCGGCTTTTCGGGTGGAAAAGTGGCAGCGCGGCTATGCGCCCCGCGCTGGCGCAGACGATGACCGGCTGGGTAGCGGACGGACGCTGGCCGCGCGGTTATGACGAACAGGTGCGCGAAGCGGTGCTGGCCAACCCCGTAGCGCAGCGCGCGGTGCGGCTGGTGGGCGAGAGCGTGGCATCGCTGACCTGGATCGCCACCGGTGGCCCCGAGGCGGCGACCGGATTGATCCGGCCGGTGGCGGAAGCGATCGCCAGCCATTTGCTGCTGCACGGCAATGCGTTTCTGTCGATCGGTTGCGGGGGGCAGGGCGATCCCATCCGCCTGCATGCGCTGCGGCCCGAGCGGGTGACGGTGGAAACCGATGGGCAGGGCTGGCCCGCGAGCTATCGCTATCAGGTGGGGCAAGCAGTGCAGCGGCTGGATGCGACCGACGCGCTGGGCAAGCCGGGGGTGATCCATCTGCGCACATTCCATCCCACCGACGATCAATATGGTTTGGGCTGTCTTTCGGCGGCGGCGGGCGCGGTGGCGATCCACAATGCGGCGACGCGCTGGAACAAGGCACTGCTGGACAACGCAGCCCGGCCGTCGGGCGCGATCGTGTTCGATCCCGGTGATCGCGGCGCGGTGTTGAGCCGCGAGCAGTTTGACCGGTTGAAGGCGGAGATGGAAGCGAGCTTCGCCGGCAGCGGCAATGCCGGGCGGCCGATGCTGCTGGAAGGCGGCGTGCGCTGGCAATCGCTGAGCCTGACGCCCGCCGACATGGATTTCGTGAGCCTGAAGGCCAATGCCGCGCGCGAGATCGCCCTGGCCTTTGGCGTGCCACCGCTGATGCTGGGGCAGGCGGGCGACAATACCTATGCCAATTATGCCGAGGCGAACCGGGCTTTCTGGCGCCTGACCGTGCTGCCGATGGGGACACGGATCGCGGAGGGCATCGCATCCGTGTTGCGGGCCTGGTGGCCCGAGCTTGCGATCGAGATCGACATGGACCGGATCATCGAACTGCACGGCGATCGCGAGCCGCTATGGCGGATGGCGATGGGTGCGGACTTCCTGAGCGACGACGAAAAACGCGAGATGCTGGGCTTTGCGCGGAGGGCGCCATGACCGTGCGGACCGACATGCTGGCCCGGCTGATGGAGCAGGCGGAGGCCGAGGGTGCCGATCTGGTGACGCTGCGCGCGCTGGTGGAGGAAGCGAGCGAGAGCGGGGCGGAGCGGGCGATGGCGCGGCTTGGCCTGGCTGACCCGGCGGCCGGCGCCGACCTTGGCGAGCTGCGGCAACTGCTCGGCGCCTGGCGGGATGCCAAGCGCACGGCGAGAAACGAGGTGATCGGATGGGCGATACGGATCGGGCTGGCGCTGTTGCTGCTGGGGCTGGCGGTGAAGACCGGGCTGATCGCGCTGGTGCGGTGAGATTCGCCGGCTATGCCGCCATATTCGATCATGTCGACCGTGGCGGCGATGTCGTGCGGCCGGGCGCGTTTGCCCGCGCGGTGCGGGCTGGGCCCAAGGCCGTGCCGTTGCTGTGGCAGCATGATCCCGGCCGACCGATCGGGCGGATCGAATATCTGGCCGAGGACCGACGCGGCCTGCGGGTGATCGGCCGGCTTTCGATGGCCGATGCGGCGGCGCGCGAGGCCGCCGTCGCGCTCCGTGCGGGAAGCGTGGAGGGCCTGAGCTTTGGCTATCGCGTGCGGCGAAGCGTGGATCGAACAAATCGTGAACTTATGGACCTCGACCTGGTCGAGGTCTCGCTGGTGACCTTTCCCATGCAGCCCAAGGCGCGGGTGCATGCGGTGGCGGGGGACGATTGATGGAGGAGACGTTGATGGACGGCACCTATGAAGTGAAGGCGGATCCGCTGGAAGCGAGCTTCGACGCGGTGGGCCATGCCGGGGAGATCGCCAAACTGCGCGGCGAACTGGCGGCGATGAAGGCGCGGATCGAGGCGCAGGCGGCGGCAGCCGGCCGGCCGTTGCTGGCGGGAACCAAGGCCGATGCGTCGCCCGAGCGGCGGGCTTTTGTCGACGGTTATCTGCGCAAGGGCGTCGAGACGGGCACCAAGAGCTTTGCCGGCACCACGCCTGGCGAGGGCGGCTATGCCATCCCGCGCGAGATCGACGAAGCGATCGACGGCACGCTGAAGGCGATTTCCCCGATCCGGGCGATCGCCAATGTCGTGAAGGTGGGATCGGCGGGCTATCGCAAGCTGGTGACGACCGGCGGCATCGCTTCGGGCTGGGCGGCGGAAACGGGCGCGCGGGGGACGACCGCGACGCCGAGCTTTGCCGAGATCGTGCCGCCCATGGGTGACCTTTACGCCAACCCGGCGGCCAGCCAGGCGATGCTGGACGACGCCCGCTTCGACGTCGAGGGCTGGCTGGCGCAGGAAATCGCCACCGAATTCGCCCGTGCCGAGGGGGCGGCGTTCATCAACGGCAACGGCACCGACAAGCCGCGCGGCCTGCTGGCCGGGCCGATCACCAATGAAGCGGATGGGCTGCGCGCCTTCGGCACGCTGCAATATGTGGCGAGCGGCGGGGCGGGCGCGTTCGCGTCGACCAATCCGCACGAAAAGTTGATCGACCTCGTCCAGTCGCTGCGGTCGCCCTATCGGCAGGGTGCGTGCTTCGTGATGAATTCGGCGACGCTGGCCGCGATCCGCAAGTTCAAGACGGCGGATGGTGCCTTCCTGTGGCAGCCGGCTTTGGCGGAAGGCCGGCCCGACACGCTGCTCGGCTATCCGGTGGTGGAGGCCGAGGACATGCCGGACATCACGGCGAACAGCCACGCCATCGCCTTCGGCAATTTCCGCAGCGGCTATCTGATCACCGAGCGGGCCGAGACGCTGATCCTGCGCGACCCGTTCACCAACAAGCCCTTCGTCCATTTTTATGCGGCCAAGCGCGTCGGCGGGGCGGTGAGCAATTCCGAAGCGATCAAGCTGATGAAGTTCGCCGCCAGCTGAGCCCGTTCCCGACTTTCGCCGGCGGACGGACAGGTTCCGCGGCGAAGGGCACCGCGCGGGGCGTTCCCCATCGCCCCGCGCGGTGCATCCCCCCTTCATTCGGAGACAGATATGGCTGATGCCTTCGCGACCAATGCGGATGCCGTTCATGCGCCAGCGACGCGCGCCGCGGCCATCGTGCCGCATGACAGCAACGCGCTGACCGACATTACCAAGGCGATCTATGTCGGCAGCGCCGGTGACCTGACGGTGCGCGCGTCGCGCGACGGCGCCGACCATGTGTGGCGGGCGGTGCCGGCGGGATCGATCCTGCCGATCCGCGCCAGCCATGTGCGCGCGAGCGGGACCACCGCCGCCGACCTGCTCGGCCTCTATTGATGCGGTTCGGTTTCGGCTTCGCGCTTGCGCTGCCCCGGCGGCGCGCGGCCGGCGGCGGGGGCGGCGTGCCCGCATCGCCGGCCGGCCTGCTGCTGGAGGACGGCGCGACCCTGCTGCTTGAGGACGGCGGCCTCATCATTCTGGAGTGATCCATGCCATCGACGAAGATTTCCGCGCTGGGCGCCGCAAGCGCGCTCGGCGGAGGTGAGCTGCTGCCCGCCGTTCAGGGTGGGGGCAATGTTGCCGTGACGCCTACCCAATTGCGGGCGCATGCGCTGGCCGGCGTGCCACCCCTGCTGGCGCGGCCTGCCGCCCGGCTGATGGTGGATGGCGACAGCAAGCGTGGCGAAGCTGTGACCGCCGCGCGCTGGGTGAACGCCCGCACGCCGATCGAAGCGACGATCGGCAGCCATGACCTTGGCGTCGGCGGATCGACCACGGCCACGCAGGCGAGCACCGGCCTGACCAACGCAACCCGGATGGCGACGATGCAGGCGACGGTGGCCGCGCAGGTGGCATCGGGTTGGGCAGTCGACATGCTGATGACGATCGGCACCAACGACATCGTGCTGGCCGGGCTGACGCCGGAAACGGTGCTGGCCAATCTGCGCAAATATCACAATGCCTTCCGCGCGGCGGGCGGGCGTTTCCTGATCCTGATGGCGGTGGACCCGCGCACCGGGCTGGATGCGACGGCGGCGCGCAAGTTCATCGCGCTCAATCGGGCTTATGCCGATTATTGCACCGCGATCGCCGATGCCATCTGGTGCGACACGGCCGCCTGGTGGCTGGACCCGGCGTCGACATCGTTCGCGCCGGTGGGCGGGGCGACGGGGGCGGCGTTCGGGATGGCGGCGGACGGGCTGCACGGCAACGCTTATGGCGCCTACCGCAAGCAATATGCGCTGGGGCCGATCCTGCAGGCGCTCTATCGGCCCCGCCTGCGCGGACCGCTTTACGGTGGGGATAGCTTCAACACCGCCGATGCGGTGCGCGGCAACATCCTGGGCACGAATGGCCGGATGGTGGCGCTGGGCGGCACCAACAGCATCACCCTATCCGGATCGGGCAGCGTGAGCGGGACGCCGCCGGCGGGCTGGACGGCCACGGGCACGCTGACCGGCGATCTTGGCCTGAGCTTCGCCGTGGCCGGGTGCCCGCCGCTGGACGCTTATGCCGGATCGGCCGGCTGGCAGGCGGTGCGCCTGACCTTCAACGGCACGCCGAGCGCAACGGGCCAGATCGTCCTGACCCGCAATGTCGTGCTGCCCGAACAGGGCGCGGCGCCGATGGCGGGATCGCTGCTGGTGAACGCCAACGCATTGGCCGGATGCCACGGCATCTATCTGGCGAGCGTGAACACCAACCCGATCGGGCGGATCGATCTGGGGGCGGCGGGGACGCCGACGGCGGCCGATCAACTGCCGCAGATGGATGGGCTGCTGGGGCTCGATCTGGCGCTGGTGCCGACCGGCAACCTCAATTCGGGCGTGTCGATCAATATCCGCTGGCTGGGCGGCGTGGCGATGAGCGGCTCGATCGACCTGATCGGGGCGACGTGGCGCCGCGCGGATGCGCCACCTGCGGCTGCGGCCTGAACAAGGGAGGGGGCAATGACCATCCATCTGAAGGACCCCGACGCGACCATCGACTATCTGATCGACTGGGGCGGGAAGCTGGGCGAGCGGAGCGTGGCGGCGAGCGACTGGGCGGTGGCGCCGAGCGAACCAGGCGGGCTGGTGATCGCCGATGACGGGATCGACGGGGCCCGCACGCGGGCGACGCTGAGCGGTGGTGTGGCCGGCCACGTCTATCGCGCGACCTGCCAGGTCGAACTGTCCGACGGGCGGATCGACGAGCGTTCGATCAGCTTGCGCGTGGAGCAACGTTGATGATCGCGGCGGGGGCGAGTGCGCTTACGGCGGTGAGCGTGGAGGAGGCGCGCGCATGGCTGCGCATCGACGGCGAAGCGGAGGATGCCACCATCGCCGGGCTGATCCGGGTGGCGAGCGGGTTGTGCGAACAGTTCATCGGCCAGGTGCTGATGACCCGGGTCGTGAGCGAGACGTTGCCGGCGACGGGCGGGTGGCAGCGGCTGGGGCAGGGGCCGGTACGCAACATGGGCGGCGTCGATGGGCTGCCCGCCGAAGGCGCGGCCTTTGCGCTGCCGGTGGATGGTTATGCCATCGACATCGACGCGGCCGGTGACGGCTGGGTGCGGATCGACCGGGCGGGGATCGCGGGCCGGGTGATCGTGACCTATGAAGCGGGGCTGGCGGCCGATGCCAATGCCGTGCCCGAGCCGCTGCGGCAGGGCATATTGCGGCTGGTGGCCCATTGCCACGCCCATCGCGACGCGCCCGACGATGCCGGCCCGCCGGCGGCGGTGGCGGCCTTGTGGCGCCCGTTCCGGCGGATGCGCCTGTGAGGGCGACCGGGGAGCTGGCCGGGCGGCTGACCGAGCGCGTGTCGATCGCCCGGCGCGAAACCGGGCGAGATGCGATTGGCGGCGGCAGCGGCGAATGGGCCGTGATCGGCGAAGGCTGGGCGGCGACCGAGCCGATGGGAACCGGGCCATTGGTGGCCGGTGATGCCATCCGTTCGCGCCCCCGCTGGCGGGTGACGCTGCGCAGCGGCTTCGACGTCGCACCGGACGATCGCATCGACTGGCGGGGACGGGGGCTGCGGGTGCGCGCCTGCATCGCCGATCCCCGCCGTGCGGATCGGATCATCATCGAAACCGAGGAGGAGCCATGATGCGGCGGATCGAGGCGATGGCCGAGGCGCGTGCCGTTGCGCTGGTGGCGGCGCTGGCGGCGAGCGCAAAAGCGGATTTGCCGCCGGGGGTGCGGGCGGAGCCGGGGGATGGCGGCATCGCCCTGTCTGGCCCTGGCCTGGCGCGTGCAGTGGCTTTTGACGGGCGGATGCGTGTGCCGGGGCGGGCGCGATGAGCGTGCTGTCTGTGCAGGCTGCGATCGTATCGGCGCTGCGTGATGGCTTGGGCGGTGCGGTGAGCGGTGTCTTCGACGGCCCGCCGGCGCGCGCGGCCTTTCCCTATGCGGCGATCGGCGGCTGGGCGAGCAGCGACTGGAGCCACAAGAGCGGACGCGGGCGGGAGCACCGTTTCGCCGTGTCGATCTGGGATGATGGCGTGACGCCCGCGCGGCTGCACGGCCTGGCGGGAGTGGCGGAAACGGCGATCGAGGGCATTGCCGGAATCGGCGGGCTGGTGAGCCTGACCTTCCAGCGATCGCGCGTGATCCGCGATGCGGCGGGGCCGTGGGTGGCGATCATCGAATATCGGGCGCGGGTGCTGGACGGGTGATCCGCGGCGATGGCGACGCGGGATGATGGGACGGGACAGGGAGATCGAAATGGCGGCGGAAAAGGGTAGCGCGTTCCTGCTCAAGATCGGTGACGGTGCGTCCACGCCGGCTTTTGCCACGGTGGCCGGGCTGCGCACGACGCAGATGTCGATCAATGGCGAGGTGGTGGCGATCACCACCAAGGATTCGGGCGGCTGGCGCGAGCTGCTTTCGGGCGCGGGCGTACGATCCGTATCCGTGGCGGGCAGCGGCGTCTTCACCGGATCGGCGGCGGAGGGACGGCTGAAGGCCAATGCGCTGGCCGGCCTGATCGACGATTATCGGCTGAGCTTCGAAGGCGGCGAGCAGATGCAGGGCCGCTTCCTGCTGACGCGGCTGGATTATAGCGGCGATTATAATGGCGAGCGGACCTACACGCTGGCGCTGGAAAGTTCCGGCCCGGTGGTGTCACTGTGAATCCGGCGCGCGGGGAGGCGGCGCTGCGGCTGGTGGGCGAGACGATCACGCTGCGGCCGAGCTTTTCCGCCCTTGTGGCGGCGGAGCAGGAGATCGGCCCGCTGTTCGCGATGGTGGAGCGCGCGGCGGATGGCCGGATGACGCTGGCCGAGATGACGGGTTTGTTCTGGCACACCGCCATCGACCGGCCGGCCGCGCTTGACCGCGACCGATTTGCCGAGGCGGTGGTGGCAGGCGGGCTCGTTCATGCCACGCCGGCGCTGAAGGTGCTGATCGGCCAGATCCTGCAAGGGCGATGATGCGCTTCGCGGAGGCGGCCGCACGACTGGCCGGCATGGCGGGCGCGCTGATGGGCTGGCGGCCGGATGAGTTCTGGCGAGCGACACCGGCTGAACTGGCGACGGTGATCTCGGCACTGTGCCCGCGCGAGCCGGCGGCCGATGCCGAGGCGATCGCCCGGCTGAAGGAGATGTTTCCCGATGGATGAGGAAATCGACCGGCTGATCGTGAGCGTGCGCGCCGATACGAGCGGGTTCGCGCGCGACGTGGCTGAGATGAGGGGCGCGTTGGAGGGGCCGCTGGGTGCGGGTGCCGCGAAGGCGGGCGACATGATCGAGACGGCGCTGGGGCGGGCGATCCGCACCGGCAAGCTGGGCTTCGACGATCTGAAGCGGGTGGCGCTGGCGGCGATGACGGAGATCGCGGCGTCGGCGATCCGCACGGGGATCGGAGGTGCGAACGGCGGGGGCACCAATTTGCTGTCGATCGGCGCGCAACTGCTGGGCGCGCTCGGCCTGCCGGGGCGGGCCACGGGCGGGCCGGTGGCACCGGGTGCCGCCTATCTGGTGGGCGAGCGTGGGCCGGAGTTGTTCGTGCCGACGGCGAGCGGGCGGATCGAGCCGATGAGCATGGGCGCTGCGAAGGAGGTGAGGGTGGCGATCAGCATCAACGCGCCGACAGCCAGCGAGCCGCAGGCCTTGGCGCGATCGGGCCGGCAGGTGGCACGCGCGGTGCGGACCGCGCTGGATGCGGCGGAGGGCTGAGCGATGGGCTGGCGACTGGCCCGCACGGGCGACGCGATCCAGACCGGATTCATCAAACGGTTCGATCCGCGATTCTGGACCGTCAATTTCCCCCGGCCGATGATGGCGGCCGCCACCACGCCGGCGCCGGATATGTTGCGCATCGATGCAACGTTCCTGCGAAGAAACGATCTGGCCGGAATCATCTGGGCGGCGGAGGATGCTGACGACCATCCGTTGCTGGCTTATGAGACGGCGCGCGATTTCCGCCAATGCGTGCTGCGCTTCCGCTGGCGATCGGCCGGGGTGCGTGCGCTCGACATGGTCGACGGGCCGGTGCTGACGATCGAGGGGCGGGATGCGGCCGGCGTGCCCCGCGCCTGGTATGTGCGGTTGTGGAACTATGCCGAGGGCGATCCCGAAGATGCCGAGATCAGCCTGAACTTCGCGCAGCTCGACGGTGGCTTCGCCTTGCCGGGTGAGGCGGACAGGGTGTGGGCCGGCGATGTGGACCGGATGTTCATTTCGCTGGTGGCGCCGGCGCATGACGGGACGGACGCGCCGCTGACGATGCCGGTCGACGGCTGGGTCGAATTGTCGGCTGTGGCTTGCGACGGTCCGGGGTCGGTGTTGGGGATCGGCGACACGATTGTGCCGGCGCACGGTTTTCGTATCGCGACGGGTTATGACGACCTTTATCATCTGACGCCTGCGCGCGTGCTGAGGAACATCGTCCAGCTCGGCTATCGCGGGGTGATCAATCATTATGTCGGCATGAGCCATTATCCCCGGCTGGTCTGGAATGGGGGCGCCGGGCGTTATCTGGCGGGTGAAGCTGGCCTGTGTGATCCGTGCGTGGCCTGGCATCGCGACTTCGCGCGGCGGGCGCTGGACTTGGGCCAGGAGGTGATCTGGTCGCTTTCCTACGAATTGCTCGACCAGCATTGCGCCGAAGGATGGAAGCAGCGTGCCGAAAATGGCGAGCCGGCGCTGACCGGGTGGGATCCGCCATCGACCTTGCTGTCACCGGCAAATGGGGTGGCAATGGCGTGGTTGCGGGAGATCGCCCGGGCCTTCGTTGCGATCGCCACTGAAACGGGCATGGCGGTGCGCTTCCAGATCGGCGAACCATGGTGGTGGGTGGTGCCGGGCGACGGGCGCATTTGCCTTTACGATGCCGCCGCGAGGGAGGCGCTGGGCGGGCCTGTTTCGATTCCCGACGTGCGGGGCGAGCGCGATCCGGCGCAGCGGGCGCTGCTCGATCGGGCGGGCGAGTTGCTGGCGGAATCGACCTTGAGCCTGCGGGACGCCGTGAAGGCGGATGCAACCGACGCGGAGGTGGCGATCCTCGTCTATCTGCCGACGGTGCTGGACCGGGCGGCACCCGAACTGAAGCGCGCCAATGTGCCGGTTGGCTGGGCCCATCCCGCCTTCGATCGCCTGCAACTGGAAGATTATGACTGGGTGACGGCCGGCGACAGCGGATCGACGGGGCGCGGCATCGCCGAAATGGGGGTGCGGCTGGGCTATCCCATTGGCGAGCAGCATTATTTTTCGGGCTTCGTGCTGCGCGGCGAAGACCGCCATCAGTGGTGGGCGATCCATGATGCTGCGCTGGCGAGCCAGCGTCGGGGTGCGGCGGACACCTTCGTCTGGGCGCTTCCGCAGATCCTGCGCGACGGTTTCACGATGTTCGCGATCGGCGACGGGGAGGATGCAGTGCAGGCGTTCGACGATGTGGATTTTCCGATCGCGATCGGTCGGCGGGCGTTGGTGGAGCCGAGCTTTTCCACTGCGATCGTGACGACGGCTGCCGGGATCGAGCAGCGCAACGCCGACTGGGCGGACGCGCGCATGCGGTTCGACGCCGGACCTGGCGTGCGCAGCCAGGCGGATATCGAGGCGCTGATCGGCTTCTTTCGCGCCCGCCACGGGCCGGCGCGCGGGTTCCGGTTTCGCGACCCGCTGGACCATAGCAGCTGGGAGATGACGGGAAGTCCGGGTTTTGCCGATCAGATGCTGGGCACGGGCGATGGCGTGCGAACGCGCTTCGCGTTGCGCAAATATTATGGCGAACAGGAGCGTCGGATCACCCGGCCGGTGCCCGGAACGGTGCGGGTGAGCATCGACGGACTGGAGCAGTTGGGGGGCTGGACGCTGGAGGCTGGAGGCGTGATTGCCTTCGACGACGCGGTGGCGGTGGGGCAACTGGTGCGCGCGGGTTTCCTGTTCGACGTGCCGGTACGCTTTGCCGAGGACCGGCTGGAGGTGGCGCTCGCAACCTCGGCTGCCGGAGAAGCAGCAACGGTGCCGCTGATCGAGATTCGGGAGGGCGGGGCGTGACCGCATGGCTGCAACCGGAGCTGACCACCGTCGCATTATGCTGGCGGCTGGAGCGGCGTGACGGCGTGGCGCTGGGTTTCACGGCGCATGATCGCGATTTGACGATCAACGGCCTTGTCTATCGTGCGGCACCGGGGATGTTGCCGTCCTCGATCAGCCTGTCTGATGGGTTGGAGATCGATACGCTCGACATATCGGGCGCGTTGACCAGCGATGCCATTTGCAGCGATGATCTGGCGACGGGGCGCTGGGACGGCGCGAAGGTGTGGCTGTTCGCGGCGGATTGGAAGAATCCGGGCGACGAGACCTTGCCGCTCGCGCGCGGTGAACTGGGCGAGGTGGCAGTCCGCGATGGCGCGTTCACCGCCGAGCTGGCCGGGCCGACGGCGGTGCTGGAGCAACCCGTGGTCGAATATAGCTCACCCGAATGTCGGGCCGAACTGGGTGATCGCCGATGCCGGGTCGACATGGTAGCGCGACGACGGATGGTTCCGCTTGTTGAGGTAGTCGATTCAGTTACCTATCGATGTGCGACCGGCGGCGGCGATCATGGCTATGGCCGGCTGCGCTGGATCGACGGCCCCAATGCCGGATTGACCAGCGCGATCCTGGCATCCGATGGCGACCGGCTGATCCTGCGGGAGGCGCCGCCGGGGATGGTGAGCGCCGGGACGATCGTCGAGATCAGTGAGGGGTGCGACAAAAGCCTGGCAACCTGCGCCGCGCGCTTTGCCAATGCGGCGAATTTTCGCGGCGAACCGCATCTGCCGGGCAATGATCTGCTGACCCGATATCCCGGAGCATGACCGCCGACATTGTTGCGCGGGCGCGAGCTTGCGTGGGGGCGCGCTTCCGTCCGCAGGGACGCAGCGTGGCGGAGGGGATGGATTGTGCGGGGGTGGCAGGAGCGGCCTTTGGCCTTGATGCCTTGCCGCGCGACTATGCCTTGCGAGGTGAGCTTGCCGCGCGGGCGGAAACCTTTGCGGCGACGGCCGGCCTGCGCCGCATTGCGCCCGATGAAGCGGGGCCGGGAGACCTGATGTTGGTCGCCGCCGGGCCGGCGCAGCTGCATCTCGTCGTGCTGACGGACGGGGGCTTCGTGCATGCGGATGCGGCGTTGCGCCGCGTGGTGGAGCGGCCGGGCCGGCCGGCGTGGCCGGTGTTGACGGTGTGGCGCAAGGATTGAGGAGCACGGGATGGCGACCTTGGTGCTGACGACGGTGGGATCGATCGTCGGCGGGCCGATTGGCGGCGCGATCGGCGCGGTGCTGGGGCAGCAGATCGACCAGCGATGGCTGGCCCCCAAGCGGCATGGGCCACGGCTGGGCGAGCTGGGCCTGCAGACATCGAGCTATGGCCAGCCGTTGCCCAAATTGTTCGGCCGGATGCGGGTGGCGGGCACGGTGATCTGGGCGACCGATCTGCGTGAGCAGCGGCACCGTACCGGCGGGAGCAAGGGGCGGCCGCGGACGACGACCTACAGCTATTCGGCGAGCTTTGCGGTGGCGCTATCCGCCCGGCCTGTCCGCGCCGTCCACCGCATCTGGGCCGACGGCAAATTGCTGCGTGGGGCGGCGGGAGACTGGAAGAGCGAGACCGGGTTCCGCCTCTATCTGGGAGGCGAGGGGCAGGCGATCGACCCCCTGATCGCTTCTGTCGAGGGGATTGGTGAGACCCCTGCCTATCGCGGGTTGGCATATGCGCTGTTCGAGGACTTCCAGCTTGCCGATTATGGCAATCGCATTCCGTCGCTGACCTTCGAGGTCGAGGCCGATGAGGGAGCGGTGAGCCTTGGCGCGATCGCGGCCGACCTTAGCGCCGGCGCGATGGAGGGGGACACGTCTGCGGCGCTGGAGGGCTTCGCCGCGACGGGTGACAGCGTGCGGGGAGTTATCGAGACGCTGGCGCGGGCAATGCCGATTTCGGTGCGGGATGACGGAACGCGCCTGTTGATCACGGACATTGCTGATGCGCCTGTTAACTTGTCGGCCGACGAGATTGGCGCGTCGGCGGATGGCAGGCGCGGCGATCGGATGACGATCGAACGTGGGGCCACGACCGCGCTGCCTGACGAAGTGGCGATCGTTTATTATGAGCCCGCCCGCGATTATCAGGCGGGCTTGCAACGGGCACGTCGCGGCGGGCCGGGCCGCAGGGTGGAGCGGATCGAACTGCCCGCCGCGCTCGCTGTGGGCCGCGCCAAGGCTGCGGCCGAGAGGCGCTTGATGGACATGTGGGCTGCGCGCGAACGCACGGGAGTTCGATTGTCCTGGCGACATCTTGCGCTTCGGCCTGGTCAGCGCGCGCGCGTCGGTGGCGGAGCGGCGATGCGGGTTACCGGCTGGACGCTCGACCGGATGGTGCTGGATCTCAAACTGGCCGGAATGGCGGGCGGGAATCTCGGACAGTCAGCCGCGCCGGGCGGGGGTGTGCTGGAACCCGATCGACCCCATGGGCCAACGCGAATGGCGCTGCTGGACCTGCCGCCGCTTGAGGCGACGGTGTCGACGGTGCCGCATATCTGGGTGGCTGCCGCGGGGACCATGCCGGGGTGGCGGCGCGCTGCGCTGAGTTACAGCCTGAATGGCGGGACGAGTTGGGAGGATATCGGGCCGACGGCCGCCCCTGCGATCATGGGGACGACCGACACGATCCTGCCGCCCGGTGCCGTGGCATTGATCGACGAGGTTGGGACGGTCGACGTCACGCTCGCCAATACGGACATGATCCTGACCGGACGGGACGATGCTGCGCTGATCAATGGCGCCAACCTTGCGATGATCGGTGCGGAGCTGATTCAGTTCGGTCGTGCCGATCCGCTGGGCGGCCGTCGGTATCGGCTGTCGCGGCTATTGCGCGGGCGGCGTGGGACCGAGCCGGCGATGACATCGCACGCGGCGGGGGAGGGTTTCACGCTGATCGAGGCTGAGACGTTGTTGCCGATCGAACTGCCGGCGGGGGCGATCGGTGGCCGCGTGGACGTTATGGCCATCGGCGTGGGTGACGCGACGCCGGTGATGGCTTCGGCCACGATCGGCGCGTCGGCGCTACGGCCACCGCCGCCGGTGCACCTGCGTATGGACGCGGCGGTGATCCGCTGGACCAGGCGGAGTCGCAACGGCTGGTCGTGGATCGATGGTGCCGATGCCCCGCTGGGCGAAGAGGCCGAGCGCTATCGACTGGTGATTGCTCCCTCGGTCGGGAACACGCGCACGGTGGAACTGAGCCAGCCATTCTACGCCTATGGCGCGGCGGAGCGGGCGGCTGATGGTGCGGCGGAGGCGCCGTGGCTCGACGTGAGCGTGCGCCAGATCGGCCTGGGTGGAGCATCCGATGCAGCAATCGCGACGCTGACAGTCTGACCGGAGGAAACGAGATATGGCGGATATGACCGCGCGATTCGCACTGCCCTACATCCAGCCGGGGCAGGCGCAGAAGGAATGGTTTCACAATGAAGCGCTGGCACGGATTGATACCGTGCTGCACCCGGTGGTGCACGCCTTCGACGTCGCTGATCCGCCGAGCGACCCCCTGGAAGGAAGCGCGTGGATCGTCGGTGAAGCGCCGGCCGGTGACTGGGTTGGCCACGCCGGCGAGATCGCCGTGTGGACAGAAGGCGGCTGGCGGTTCGTTGCGCCAGCGCCGGGGATGACGGCGTGGCTTTCCACTGCCAGCCTGTGGCTGTGGCATGATGGTAACGCCTGGCGGAGGGATGGGTGGCCCTGCGCTGGCCTGATGGTTGGGGGGCAGCGCGTGGTCGGTGCGCGCGGTGCCGCGATTGCTGGCCCGACGGGCGGTGCTGTCGCCGATCTGGAGGCCCGGGCGGCGATCCATGCGGTGCTCGAAGCACTGGAAACGCACGGATTGATCGCTGGATGA